GTCAGATACTGTTCCTACGGGAACAGTGAATGGAAGGTTCTCGGAGACCTTCAACAGTTCTGGACCTTTCCAAATGGACTCCGCTGCACAATTCAAGCAGTGTTAGAGCCTAATAAGATCAGGATAATATCCAAGGGAGAAGCTCTCCCGTATTATACTGTCCGTCCACTTCAGAAAGCCATGAGGGAAACTCTCTCAGATACCTCATGGGCCGCACTCACCGGCCGGCCTATCTCCTACGAAGACATCCAACGTTTAACGTGGTGTCGTAAGGAGGGGATGGAATGGTTTTCGGTTGACTATTCTGCAGCCACAGATGGACTATCCTGGAAGTACTCGGGGAGGATTTTCAATAAAATTATTGAACGTCTTTCTCCCAGACTTCGGGATATTGCCAACTTGGTTCTTGGGCCCCATAATCTCTATTACCCTAAGGGGAAAAATGATAGAGAATTCTGGGGAATGCAGACGAATGGTCAGCTCATGGGTTCGGTTCTTTCTTTCCCAATCCTTTGCCTCGCCAACCTCGGGGTCTATCTTCTTGTCACTCAGGAGGAGCAAAAGGGATGGACATATCAGGAGCGCCTCGGTCACGTTTTAGTGAACGGCGATGATATGGTCTATGCCTCTGCACCTTCTAACTGGAAGAAGCACGTAGACGTCGGTAAGAAAGTTGGTCTCGAGATGAGCCCAGGTAAGGCCTATGTTCATAGGGAATACCTAAACATAAACTCCACGAGTTTCCATTGTCCTCTCTATAAGAAGACTGCTAACCCTTCGGTTAGGGAGATTGGTTACTTGAATGCGGGTTTGTACTTTGGACAACACAAAGTACAGGGAAGGAGAAACAACGGTATGGCTTCAAGCCACCATACTGAAGGCGACGGGATCGTCGCGAATATCGACTGTATCCTCAACGGTGCTCTACCGAAGAAGAAAGTCGAAGTCCTCAAGGAGTTACTTGTCCATCATAAGGACAAAATCACTGAGGAGTGTAAAGCTCTTGATAGCGAAGGAAACACTTTCCATCGCAATTTGTTCATCCCTAAGAACCTAGGGGGGATGGGCGTGGCGCGTCCTGAAGGTTGGAAGTTTCGACTATCCAAACAGGAGGTTTATGTGGCCCATGGCTATCTTAAACAGTATCCCGATCTCGGGATTACTTCGCAACACCCTCTCCCGGGCTACGAGTACAATAAGTTCGAAGAACTGAAGAATGTACCGTGGACCCCGCAGGTCGACGATGATTTAGAGCAAGCTGTCGCACGTGTTCCCATCTTTAAGGTGCAACATAAGTCCATCAGACATCTATGTCGTGTTGGAATGGTGAGGTTCTCTCACCGCCCGAACTGTATAATAATCAATTCCAGGAGCAGCGAGAACGAGCCGATGCGGTTGTTAAGAGCTGAAACTCCTAATGTCAGACAGCATGATGTTAGGTCCTATATAGGGGATAAAGCTGGACCAGGAAAGTCCTTAAACTGTGCCATTGGGTCTGAGTGTGTAGACAATCCAAAACGGTGGCCCCAAGAGGGTCTTAATAGTTCCGTGCTAAGTGCCAACGATCGTTTCAGCGCCGAAGAGGCTCACAAGGAATACCTTGAGTACCTCCTCGAACAAGACGTCATTTATGACGCCATGACGCGGGATGATCGTTACTAAATGCCAAGAGACTGCACGGATTGGGTATATATCGCGAACGAATTCGAGCTTTATATACTTCACTCAGATGTACAGTCCACCCAAGTTCAGGTGGATCCAATACATGAACCAACAACAACCCCAAAAGCAAAAGAGCTATAAGCTCAAGGCGAAGAAATCTTCGCTATCTCAACAGAGGATGAAGAATCCTCCACAGCCCAGAAACCTTGACTCAGCAGTCAGGAAGGCCCCTATTTCCCAGACTCGAATCATTAGAACCGGTAATCCCGTGTTCCAAGCGTCGAAAGGGGGCGCCGATATCATCATCAAGCACCGGGAGTATCTCTTTGATCTTCCTGGATCAGTCGCCTTTACGGTCACAACTGTGCCTGTAAACCCCGGCCTTTCGAGCTCATTCCCTTGGCTCTCGTGCGTTGCGAATCTTTATGAATCGTACGTCATCGAGGACCTCAAGTTTGAGTTCCAGACCATGGCCCCAACCACAGCGATTGGTTCCGTCATGTCCGCAGTGGACTATGACGCTTCGGATTCTGCTCCGGCAGACAAGATCCAGCTTGCCTCGTATCAAGGATACGCCAGGTCATCAACCTGGGATTGTTTCGAGCAACGTTCTCCTAAAGAAGCTCTGCATAAGCAGAAGACTTACTTCACTAGGAGTGGCGGCCTCGCGGCGAACCAGGACATCAAGATGTATGATGTCGGCAACTTCTTCATTGCCACTCAAGGTCAGGCAAATGCTGACCCAGTAGGTGAACTTTACGTTTCCTACTCAGTGCGATTCATTACTCCCCAATTGGGTAATGTCGCGGTTGGGATGTCAAAATCCTCCAAGATCAACACTGGTCTCTCTATCGGCATTGTTGCCGGTAGCAGTGCTCCTCTTGTTCCCACAGGCCTCACGGCCTCAGGGACTTTGACACTAACCGCTATCGCCCCCTTCAACTGTCTCCTTGTGAACACAGGGATCACCACAGTTGGAACTCCAGTTCCCTCCTCTGCAGGCTCAACCTGCATTGTACAGTCGGAAGTATCGTTCGCGATACCTTCTGCTAGCCCTGCTAACAGCTATTGTTACACGGCGGAACTTGCGTTCCTGGTAGGACAGACCTTTGTCTTCCAGTTGGGTGCAGCTACGTGGACTTCAAACACTTCGAAGATAGCGCAGTACAATACCCTTGTGCTATAGTGCACTAGCCCTTAAGGCGGGCTCCGTATTCAAAAAAAATACGGGCAAACTTGGGTCAAGATGTTATGTCTTGACTTGGACAAAATCGGAAAGAGAACACACTAAGATGTTCCCTAAGGAATGGATAAATAGAGAAGGAAA